CTGTCGGCTCCGTGGTGTCTGCCGTGTCGGGCGTCATCGGAAACTTCCAGATGATGGGCATGAATAAGTCTCTCGACCTAATCGAGAAGGAAGTGCGATACAGCCAGATCCACCTCCTATACATCCTTGAAAAAGCCAACGAGTACTGGCCGTACATGAAGACCTGCTGGGAGTCGCTGATCCGCATGGAGCAGCGGCAAATGGCTGTCGGCGGTGGCGGCGTGACCAATAACTTCGCTGGCGCGTATTTCCTCACAGACTCGGCGTTTGAGGACTTCATGCAGCAGCAGGCTCGCTGGCTGAAAGCACAGGGCTTTTAATGGGGGTTTCCGTACTCATCGCCTCGATCACGAGGAACGATAAAACCGCGCTCAACGGGGTGTCGATCACCAAGGCGCTGAACGCCATCCCCACGGCGACCATCCGCACGATTGACCCTGCTGGCTCGTTTGTTCCGCTCGTCGGCAATCAGGCAGAGATTCAGGACGACCTGAACGGGCCGACCGTATCTTTGTTCGGCGGCTCTATTTCCGAAGTCGAGCGAATCCGCCGTAACAGCAATATCGCTGTCCTCGAAACGAACTGCTCCTGCGTTGGCTACGCCGACAGGCTTGAACGCCGTCTGGCTGGCTACTACGAGTGGAACGGGCAGACCGGCGGGCAGATTCTCCGCGACATGATCGCTAATTCGATCAGCGGCGATATCAACGATGCATCGCCGTCGCAGATCGCCAATGGTCCGGTAATCGACTCGCTAGTGGTGGACTACGCCACCTGCCGGGAGCTTGCGGACGAGGTGCGGAACCTGACGCAGTATGAATATTATGTGCTGCCGGATGGCACGCTCTCGTATTTTTCGCCGCAATCCAACGCTTGCCCGATGTCGATTACGACCGGGGCGAACGTCACAAAACTGACCACGCGCGAGACGCGCGAAGATCTTTGTAACCGCGTCACAATTAAGGTATCGAACGCGCTGCGCGACCCGGCAACCGAGACACTCACGGGTGACGGCGTAACGCAATCCTTCAACGTTACCTATCCGGTAGCGCGGGAACCACAAATCTTCATTGGTTCTCCGGCCGTCGCGCAAACAGTAGGAATCATTGGCGTAGATACCGGCAAAGATTGGTACTGGCAAGCCGGATCAACCGAGATCCGGCAAGACGATGGCGCTACCCCGATCAGCGGAGGCGTTTCTATCGACGTGGTGTACGTGGGCACCGAGTCCATTATCGTCTCCGCTGTCAATATGGGCAGCGTGACCGAGCGCGCAAGCGTGGAAGCAAATAGCGGAATCTACCACAAGCTACTTACGCTAGATCAGCAACTCACGCGTGCCAACGCCCAGGCTATCGCCGACGCCTACGTTGACCGTTTTTCGTCGCTCTCTACAGTGCTGGTGTTTGAAACGGATTCGCAGCACGAACCGGAGATTATCAATGTCGAGCCGGGGCAAGTGATGACCGTATCGCTAACCGGCTGGAACGCGGCCGGGACATACCTAATCCGCTCAATCACCCTGCAACTCCGCAAGAACGACCAGAACGCCGACCGCTGGTTCGCCCGCGTCGAAGCCGTCAGTGGTCCGGTGCTGCGGAATTACATCGACCTGTTCCGCGATGTTAGCGGGGGCGGTAGTGTATCAGGTTCAGCGGCCATACCGTCCGCCACGGGTGGCGCTGGAACGTATGTGTATGAGCCAGCCAAGCTGACCGGCAACACTACGATAACGGCACCCATCCCGGCGACGAGCGGGGCGACGATGGTGGTGTTTATCAAGCAGGGCGCTGGATCGTACAGCATCAGTTTCAACGCCGAGCAGTTCGCCCAGATCGTCAACACCAACATCCCAGCCGTAGAGAACACCGAAATCGCTTTCCCATTCGTCGGCCGCTCTGATGGACTCTGGTGGCCAATGTCGTTCGCACGAGAGATGTCCTAATGCTTAAAACCCTCATTCTTTGCGCGCTGCTGCCCGTGGTGGCGTTTTCGCAAGCACAGACGCCTCTTACCATCACGCAGAGCGCCGGAAGCGCTACGGGCGAAATCCGTATGCAGGAGCGGCGCACGAACGGCCAGAACTACGTCGGCATCAAGGCCCCGCAGTCTGTGGCGACCAACACCGTCTGGACCCTCCCCGGCGCCGACGGCACGAGCGGCCAATGCCTGCAAACCGACGGCGCGGGCCAATGGCAGTGGGCCGCGTGCAACTCCAGCGCAGTGGACCTCATCACGACCGATTACGACTGGTCGCAGACTCCAGGCGGCACGCTCACCGCCGCCACGCCCGCTACCGTCACTCTCACGCCCTGCCCGTCAGGTATTGCGCCGTACACGGCACACCACAGCGCCCGCATCAGTGGCGGCACCGGCACGGCCGAGACCGTGCTTATCACTGGCGTTACCGGCAGTGGCGCGACCTGTGATATCGACTTCACGCCCGCGAACAATCACACGGGAGCATGGACTATTGCCAGCGCATCCGATGGCATCCAGGAGGCGGTCAACCTTGCGATCTCTGCGCCAGGTCATCGCGTGTTTATCCCCCAGGGCGTTTCGACCGTTGACCCAGTGGCACCGGGCGAAGAGTCCACTATCTACGTGCAGGGCGCTATCACAATCACCGGAGCAAATCAAAGCATCAACGGTGGCTCTGAGATCGCGCTTACGCATGATGGGCAGTGGGCAATGGTCGTAACTACGGGCGCGACGAACTGGCCAGTACATTTTGAAAAGTTCTCAATTCAGGGGACGGGGCTTACGACTGGCGGCGGTATCAAGGTTTCCGCAACCGTCACCCACAACTGCCACACCAAAATTAAGGACATGCAGTTTTATACCCTTCCCGTGGGCGCGTGGTTTCAAAAGGCTTGCGGACAAGAGATTAGCGGCAATCTGTTTTACGGGTTTACCGATGCGGGTCTTCGGATTGAAAACACCTACGATACGGACGCTGGGGATCAAACCGTGATCGGAAACAATTTCCAGATCATTGGCGCTTCCACTGCAATCGCAATCGATTGGCTTTCGGCGGGCGGGGCAAAGATTATCGGCAACAAATTCAACCTCCAGGGCGCGGCGATCAACGCAACGCTCGGCGGCGCAACGATCATTACAACGATCAGCGGAAACAGCTTCGACAACCAGAAACTCTACTCGGTAAAGCTGCGCGGCACGTCCGGTTTCCTGGGCGCGGCAATAGTCGGAAACGTAGTTACCGGCGCAGGGGACGCATCATACATCGCCTTCGACATCGCGGACAACACCACCGATGACATCTCAAACGTCATCGTTGCCGACAACTCTATGCAGGCGGCTGGAACGGCAATCAAGATCGGCGACGCGGCCAACGCCTCGGTAAGCGGTAACGTCATGGGCAGCTTCACCACCGGCATCCAAGTAAAAGCCGCGGCTACTGGCTTTTCGCATGGCAAAAATACCTGCTACAGCGTCACCACCTGCCACGACATCAGCGCTTCCGCTGGCGTACGGCCAACGTCGCCGATCTTTGCAAGCGGCTACGGCGGCTATGCTTCCAGCACGTCGAATATCAAAGCAATCGCCGAGTTTGCCGCGCCGACTTCGGGCGAGGTCAACAATGGAATCTTACTCCAGACCAACACCACCGGGTCTGCCTCTCAGCGCGGATTCTGGTGGGACTCTGCGGCCAACTTCTACATCTCGCGCTTTCCATCCGACCGTGCGGCGGGGCAAGCTGACGACCTCAAATTGGAAGCCGATGGTGATGCGCGGTTTTACTACAACGTGGGCATCGGTCGCTCTCCGACATCCGGCGTGGCGCTAGACGCGCAGGGCGTTGTCCGGTCAACGGATGGGACGACGATCACGCAGATGTACTCCGACGCGGGCTCGGCTTACATCGGAACGGAAACCAATCACCCCGTCAGGATCATGCAGGATAACACCGAGCGTTTGCGTGTGACGAATACGCAATTGCTGCCCGGTCTGGTGACGGATGTTATCTCATCCGGTGACTCAACGCTTCGCTGGCTGGGCACCTACAGCAAGATCTTCGACAGCGTAGCAGTTGGCGGCACGGGGGACTACATGCAGACCCGCAAGCTACAATTGTTCGATAATACCGGCTCCTCGACTGGCGCCTCATATTGGGATTTGAATGTGGTGATGTCCGGCGTTGGCGCTGGGCAAAACAGCTATTTTTACCTGCGTGACAACGGCGGCAACACGGTCTGGCGGGCGGACAAGATCGCATCCGGCGCGGCAGTGGCGACGACGACGATTTACACCGACCTCCTGCCCGATAGCACCGCCAACGTCCGAGACCTTGGAAAGACCACGCAACGGTGGGATGAGATCAACGGCGCTTCCATGGATCTTAGCGGCGCGGCGAATATCACTGGGAACCTGTCGGCGGCGGTCATTAACGCAACTGGATCGCCTGCTTATCGCGTGGCTGGAACGACCGTCATCGACGCATCGCGCAACCTTTCAAACATTGGCACGGGCGGCTTCTCTGGCCTTATCACGGCATCAGCT